GGACCCAACTCAACCTACAGCAAATTGCTCGCTGTGGGTAATGCGTGGATAGATATGATCGCGATTCATTCGCGACCAGCTCTGTTCAGCCTGCTTGAACACTTTCGTGAACAAACAGGTGGGTCCTCCTTAACTTGGCTCCCCTGGTTCGAAGAAGTCGTAAAGGCTTCGACGCGCTGGAGTGAGCTTTGTTTTGGTTTCCAGTCTAAGGCCGGATCTGTCCCAAAATGGGATAAGTCCGAACCCTATGCTGGGGGGACCCCGCAGTACCATGTCGGAGCTCTTTCTGTGGTTGAAGAACCCGGAAAGAAGCGGATTGTTGCCATGGTGGATATTTGGACCCAATGGGCCTTATATCCCTTGCACCGGTTCATCTTTGATAAAATCTTGCGGTTAATCCCGCAGGATGGTACGTTCAATCAACAGAAGCCTGTAAAGGCTCTGTTGGAGCGTGCCAAAGAAGATGGCCGGACGCACTTTTGGTCTTACGACCTGAGTGCTGCAACGGATAGACTGCCTATTAAGCTCCAAATATTGGTCTTGGCTGCATTTACCCATTTGGGATATTCTTCCTGTTGGGCGGCCCTGCTAACGGAACGAGATTACCGTACTCCTAAGGAGTATTCGACCACTTATGGTCCAGGTCATCAAACGGTTCGTTATGCAGTCGGTCAACCAATGGGAGCTTATTCCTCTTGGGGAATGTTAGCTTTGACACACCATGCTTTGGTCCAATTTTCCGCTTGGAAAGTGGGACATAGAGCATGGTTTCCGTGGTATGCCGTACTGGGTGATGATGTCGTGATCGTCGATCGCGATGTCGCTGCTCAGTACGTATCTCTCATGGAGATGATTGGTGTTGGGATCGGCTTTCACAAGTCGATCATCAGCACTAATTCATCTCTCGAGTTTGCAAAACGGTTTTACCATAAAGGGTTGGAGGTTAATCCTCTTTCCCTGGCTGGGATCGCCGTTGGATGGCTCGGCCCAGGCTTCGTGCCTGAAGTCGTGGCATCCGTGCAGGCTCGTCTGGGAGTGAGTTTAACTCTCTACCAGATTGCGAGATACTTGGGGATTGGATTCAAGGCAGCGTCTGCAGCGAGTAATCGCTTGCTTACGCGTTTACCTCGTCTCCTTTCCTCAAGCTTGCTGTTACTGCTACGACCCGGAGCACCTTTTGGTGCTGCTTCCCTTATCGACTGGTATCTGGCCGTCACCATGACGGGAGATGCCAAGGGTAAGGTGAAGTATGACAATGAAGAGAAACTCTTCAGAGTCATCTGGGCTGAGGCGGTAGACACGGTTTTGGCCCCCGCATTGGGTCGGCTCAAAACGGTGTTGACTGGTCTTTTCATCTCACCTGCCCGTAAGGGCAAGGGAGGTAAAGAGATCAAATCTTCACCTTACTTTGAGCTCGATTACCTTTCGGGGATACCAACTCCGTTGTATCGGTCTTGGTTCAAAAGCCTCCTTACACCGCTCTTTATGAGACGGTATAGGGGTGCTATTGACGAGGCCGGCAGCCTACTACAGAAAGCCATGAAAGTGTGGACTAGGGAGAGGGACCTTAAACAAGTCCTTCAACTAATCGAGCTTTCACTCTCCAAGCTGGCACTTGTACCAACTTCGGTCGGTTTACAGCGTCGCGATGAGTCTGATACACCCGTATCGGACTCTTCCGTGATGTCTGTTCTCCTTCCGCGGTCAGTCAAGCGCTGGCGAAGAGCGGCTAAGTTCGTAGACCGTAAGGGTCTTCAGTCATACCGACGTCGAAGAAATTCGGCGCCGGCTCAATTCTCTACTCGAGTGTTAAAACTTGTTTAGGAGGTTGAGGATGGCTGATAGGATTTCCTATTTCACCTAAATATCCCAACCACACTCCGAGAACTTACTAAGCTCGGTTTCAGGGTGTCCACCGAACGCAAACCTTATGTGTTGAACACATTTTGGAATGCATCAAATAGATAACGCGTCTTAAGCGAC